ATAGTAGGTTCTTTTATTATTTTAACTGTGTCGCCAAAATTTTCAATTTCTCCAGCGTAATCAGTGTTAGTTATATCTTCTACCACTGATGCTCTTCTGAAGAATTTTTGAACCTTCTGACTAAAGATTTGTGGAGTAAAATTACCTGAAGGTAAATTTGTATATCCACCAGCACTTCCAAAAGCCATGGTTGTACCCTCCTATTATTGTTTAGTTAGATTGTTAACGTTGTTCAATCCTACCTTCTAAACGAGCAAGGTCTATTTCTTTTTCTAGCTTCTCAAATTCATGAGCTTTCAATTTTGAAATCTCAGTTGTTGTCCAGATTTTCTTTTTAGGAGCATCTGACTCAGCATTTTTTCTAGTTTTAGTAATAGCTTTAGCAGCTTCTTTTTTAACATCCTTCTCTTCTTTTTTAGTTAGTTTACTTTGACCAGTATCCATTTTGTATAGATCAATAGCCCTAGCAGCTAACTGTGCATTAGATGTATTTTCATACAACCAACCTTGAATAGTAGGATCTTGATTTGCAGCCCATTCATGAAATGAATCTTGCGATCTAATTTCACTAAAGTCAGGATGCAATTTTAAAAGTTCTACTTCTGCTTTTTCTTTTGCAATTTGTTCTTGCTGGAGTTGAAGATTTTTATATTTATCTTCAAGTTCTGCAGTTCGAGTAGTTGCTTTGTTCATAGCTATGGTTTCAACCATATCATAAACATCAGGGTACTCTTTTCTCCATGCCTCTAATTCAT